CCCAGCCTTCAGTTACCATTTCGATTTATTACGAACGGACGTTCGAAAACCGTACCCTCGTAGGTTGTAATTCGACTAGACAGTCGAAACCTATTAGGTAGTAACTAAATCGACGTCTTCGCGTAAAGCGAAGAAGCAGTGCCCGAATTATCGGGCACCTACCTCGTCAAACGACGAGCAATTGAAATTTGATTTAATCGCGACCTAGGTCGCGAGAGAAACGAGTTTCGCGTCGGGCAAGGCCCAACGCATATCCTGAAACGCGGATTTCCGCGTTCGAAACGACCGCCTCAAGGTGTTCGTCCTTTAGCTGAATAAATTCAGCTATAATCCTCTCATTGGAGTCTCTGTACTCCTCGAAAGGTAAGACCGGGGTAACCTCGGTCGAAATTAATCTTAAGCGATTACGCTCAGGATTAACGCGCCCATCATCGAGATGTCGAAGATGGGGAGGAAGGTGTTGACCAACGGCAACACCGACAATCCGCTCAAAGGCGGTGTCGATGGCGCCGGTGTCATACACCAGATTTTCCTCCGTCATAGGAGGAACCATAGCCCGTTGACAAACGGACTGAGTACGACCTCTCGACGGTGTCGAGAATCTTTCTTTCTGACCTCTGGCCAGAATCCAGTATTTCGGTGGAAGGACAAAAGTCCTATACCGAGATCCAAATCGAGTCATGCGCCGAAGCGCGTACTCTCGGGCAAGACGCAAGTCTGCCGATATAAGCCAAACCACTGGTTCGTCTTCTTTGAGATCATACGTGAGTATGAGCTCATCATCCGAGAGCGTCGCCCTCGGTATTTCAGGAACTATCGTTCCTGATAAAACGGCTTCTTGAGCTTTAAGAAACCAGTCGAACAGGTTTTTAGCCTGTTCCTTCTTTCTCGATAGATTTTGATCCTCGAGAATAACATTTCCGCCAAAGTGGAAATCAACTCTCAGAGTATGACGCTCTGAAAGATATTTCTCCGCGTCATCGCGAAGGTACCACAACTCCGAACGGAGGTGTTTAAATCTCCAGGCGTGATGCAACCATAGGTCGCAAAACCGTCTGAGGAATACATCTTCGACGAAATCATCGTCGAAGGGATAAGACTCTATTTCCAGAGTCTCAATATCATGTTCAACTTCTTGAATATGTGCCTCCATGTTCATCGCAGAGGCTAGTTTCCCGATCAATTCTGATCGAGACATTAGGTAAGAACTTAATCTTCCTAGAATGCCAGGAAGTACTTCCTGGTACTTCGGTATTGTTAGTACCGGAGCAATCGACTTCGGAATTAAATCCGGAATCTTAATTCTCCAACCTTCGTTGGGAAAGTGGCGATTCATATTTGAATGAAACGCTGAAAGTTTACTTGCAGTTACGCCGTAAACATTATGGTCAGACTGCATTACAGCCTGATCGATTAACCAGTTGATTCTCGACCGGTAGGCACCGTTTCGGTGCGAATCAACCCAGCGAATAAAATTTCGCGGATTGTCAAATAGGAAGGGTTTCCCTTCCCCAGATACTTCCGCAGGGAAGTAGACAAAACCTTTATAATTTAAAAGGTCTAGACAGACATCCTGACAAATGGATGCAATGTCGAATAGGATTCGGTGAGAACCCTGATGACAGTAGGACTTATCGCGTCCTAGCTGAGTTATACGCCCTGTTGGTGTATATGAAAAATCATCACGATTTTTCTTAGCGTTTATTACTAAACGGCCCTTAACGATATCGACGTAAGGGATTCTGCTTCGGTCCTTAGCGGCCAAGGCTGATTGGACTGTATTTTTAATACCTTGCGGTATGAATATACACTCCTCGGCAAAGTACACTACGTACCTGCTTACATACGTATCAACATCGCTGATACGCAGTCCAAACTCGACTAACGTCGAAAGAAGACATACTTCTGGGTAATTACCCAGATCATTCGGATCACCGTAACCCGAATCGCGGTAAACCCGCGAGTCGAGAAGTGATCGTAATCTGGCGACGGCTCCATAGTCGTCACCAACAATCGATCCTATAAATCTAGGATCGCGCAATTTGCAGCGATATATCGCCGCTACGCCGACCGCCGTTAAGACGGTCTTTGCACACGGATCGCCCATAAGGCATCCGCGTGAAGTATGGTCGAGTACAAGCTCGCCCTTATAGTACACACGACGTGACGTCGTGAGTACACGTATGACCTCTTTACCATACCAATCAGGTATACCGAAGAAGTCGTTAAAACATTCGAGTAAATCTCGAAGTACATTCCACGAAAAATAATCCGTGGCAGTTTCGAGGTCCGTTGATAGGCCCCAATTTGTTTCGCCCTTTTTAAGGTCGAAAAGCCAAGGCTGATCTAACGATTCAGCGAAGGCCCAGCCGTGGCGTGATTTAGACACGCCCGATGCGCACTCAGGAATAGACCTGAGTAGTTCCAGGCTTATATGACTATAAACCTGTAAAAACTCCGAGTGGAAAAAACTACTCGAAGTAACTGCCCTGGCTTTAAAACCAGGTTCAGCAATTATCGACAAATTAACGTCGAAGAAATTTTCATAGTTGCGTTTAAGAGCAGCTATGGAGGAGTGAAATATTTTCTCTCCAGTTGTTTCACAGAGTTCATCTGTGATATTTCCTGTTGATAGATTATATCTATAACAGGTCTTATCGATAGAATCATCTATCGTTCGTTCTTCTGTCAGTACAGACAAAAGTAAATTGGCGAAATGTGACTTTCCGCCGTGAACCTTGCTAGTTTCGTAGCAAGCTGAACCGCTTATGCTTACACGAGCGGCATTATGTGCTCTGACCACATCCGGGACAGAGACGTGCTCCTCAAGTGCAACCCTGAGGAAAATGGAAGGTCGGTTTACGACCTCGATATCAGGCAGTGATAACAGCCCGAGTAGTTTGTCCCTGGAAGCAGGGAAAAGTTTACGAGGAGGAATCCCCGAATTTCGTGTCTGACAAAAGTTCAGAAACGTTGCAGCACCGAAGTGACTTCGGTTGTTACCTCGTAGAAGACGCACAAAGTGTCTTAGACGAGAAAGCTCCATCGGTAACGGTGGAGTTCTACCAGACCCCGCGAGAAGAAATTTCCGCAGAGTCTTTTTATAATTCTTTAGAATTATACCAAACTCAGGTCTAAAAAGAACCTGAGTAATAACCGATCGCGCGAGCGACCGTAATAAATCCCACGAGCTAGACTCGAGGGGTACCGACACGTAGAGTGAAGATAAGAGACCGTCAGCCGTTATGACTGCGTTATCTATCTCCTTCCACCCGTCGGAAGTAGCACATAATCTATATATGCGCTTTTTCGCACCCTTAGAAAGTAAAGGGTACCACCAGCTGCAGTATTTAACTACAGCGAATCGGCACCATGCAGACGCAAGGTGTAAACGACATCCGGTATTCCGGAGATCAAAAAAGGAAGGAAAATCCTTCCATGGGCGATCTGCTTTCGCAGATCGAACAATGGATTGCCACCAATCCTTATTAGCTTCCTGGAATTCCCCTCGAGGGATCAGAAAGGAGAAGGGTAAATAATTACCCAGAAGGTCCTTAACCAGACGATTAAGGGCATAATTAACTTCTCGAGAGGGGACCCTCCCGAAGAGATTAACGTGATCATAGACCACGTCGAGATTATCCATAGCGAGACCGCTACGGGCATGATCAAAAAGGTTCTTATGAATACTTAAGAACCATATTTCGTCTTCTTTATTTAGAAGACTTTGTTCTTCATGAGATTTTTCCCATGAGGATGCGACTCCATATTTTTTGGAGTCTCTCGTTTCCCCCGCGTACCCTCTGCGCGACTTTAAACTCGCAGCTAGTGGGACGGAGGAAGTTCGGATGTACATCCG